AGTAAGGATAGAAAGGTATTAAGGAAGTATGGAATCTATGAGAAGGAGTTTAAAAGTATTACAGTGGCTCAACAGTTAAAGACTGCATTTTATCTAGGAGATAAACTACAAGCGAACTTGAAGCCTGCTGAGATGGGTCTTGATGGAGAGGCTAGGTTGGGTGGTAACTCTCAAGAAAGCTTAGAGGATGCTAAAGATCTTGTACAAGTTTACCTACCAGAGAAAGGATCTCATGTAGAGATTGCTGTAAGTGAGGCTGAGTTAAATCAGATCAATCAGCTAGGTACTGAGAAGTTCATGGAAGAACATAAAGATGAGTTATTAGTCTATGATAAAGGTAATCCAGATGATGTACTTACTTGGGAGGATACTGATTAATGACTGCCGGTATTTATTATGTCTACATCTACTACCATCCTGAAAAACAAGTACCAGTCTATATAGGGAAAGGAAAAGGTGATAGGTATAAAGATCACTTAACTTGGTCTAGTAATAAACTATTACGTTATAAAATAAAAGAATGGAAAAATGAAGGTAAGAAACCTAAGATAGAATTTTTCTTGAAGAATCTAACCGAATGTGAAGCTCTTACTATAGAGCATTCATTAATAATGAGGTATAAGCCTCTTGAAAGAGGGGGAACTCTTTACAACTTTTCTTTAGGTGGTGAAGGTCATAGTAAATACAAGTTTGATTCCAGTTTCTACGACAGGTTAGGTAAAGTGAATGACAGAGTTCTTGCAAAAGAGTATGGATGTTGTAGGGAGAATGTAGGTTATATAAGAAGAGGCTTAGGTATAGGTAAGTGTTCAGACAAACCACTAGCTTCACATCCACCTCCTACACATGGTTGGAATAAAGTTGAAGTACCTGAAGAAGCCATTAAAGATCTACATGAGTACGGTGATAGTTACATAGCTAGAAAATACAACCTTACTAAATCTGTTATTTCAAAGACCAGAAAAAGGTTAATGATACAGAATCCTAAATCAACTAAGAAGATAGATGTCATCTGCAAAACTAACGATAACCATGTATTTATAAACACTGTCAATGGTGAGAAGTTTATAGGTACTTCGTACGCATTCTCAATGCTCACAGGTTGTGATAGAACCACAGCAGTTAAACTTATAAAAGGAAAGCTACGTAAACTCTACAAGGCTTGGATTTACGGAGGGTTTTACATTGAGTAATTCTTTAAGGCCACAACAAGGGCCACAAACAGCATACTGTGCATCAGAAGCTGACATTTGTATCTATGGAGGTGCGGCTAGATAACTGGCCCTTCATACAGCAATGTATGTCGAATAATCGGATGAACTCAGGGAAACCTTAGCGTATATCGCAGGCAATCCTGAGCGAAGCCTTGCAGGCGTGCAAGGAACGTGCAGAGACTAGAGGGTTTGATACGAACCTATCATGTAATACCTCACTAGCGTCCGACACCCTACGTGGGTGATGATATAGTCCATACTATCAGAAATGGTAGATTAATGACAGGGTTCTGGTAAGAGTTTTATCTTACTACTCGAACCTCTTAGATACATTAATGATCCATACTTTAGAGGCGTTATCTTTCGTAGGCTCACAGGCGACTTAAAGAAGCCAGGTGGTTTGTGGGATGAGGCTAAGGATTTGTGGAAACCTTTCGGTTGTGAGTTCAAAGAGACAAGCTTGACAGCAATATTCCCCAGTGGAGCTACTATTAAGTTCTCTCACATGGAAAGAGAGGATGATAAACAGTCTTGGCAGGGATCGCAAATGACTTTCGTTGCATTTGATGAATGCGCCCATTTCACAGAAAGTCAAGTCTTTTATATGCTTTCTCGACTAAGGTCTAAGTCTAAAGTTAAACCTTACATGAGAATGACATGCAACCCTGAGTATTCTGACCACTGGTTGTATAAGTTTGTTAAACCCTACCTTGACTTATCTACAGGTATACCTGACAGATCTAAATCAGCTAAGACACGGTACATGCTTAATTTAGACGGTAAGATCCACCTAGCAGAGAATCGGAAGGAACTTGTAGATCAATTTGGTGCTAATATACGACCTAAAACTTTCTCGTTCATTGCAGGTAACTGTTATGATAATCAAATACTTCTGAAAAATAACCCAGACTACATCTCTAACCTAGAAGCTATGGACAGGGTTCAAAGAGAAAGACTTTTATTAGGTTCATGGCACGCCTCTCTAGCTGGTTCAGGTTATTTCCAGAGGTCAAATTGTGATTTAGTATCACCCTTTTCAGTCCCTAAAAGGATCAGAACTGTCAGGGCGTGGGATTTAGCTGTAACAGAACCTAGTGAAGTCAACCCTAACCCTGATTGGACAGCGGGAGTTAAGATGAGTCTGTGCGATGATGGCTTCTTCTATGTAGAACATTCTACCAAGTTTAGACACAACCCTCACCTAGTCCAAGAGAAGATACTACAAACTGCTAATATTGACGGTAGAGGTTGCTTTGTATCTATCCCTAAAGATCCGGGAGCACAAGGTAAAATCGCCTATCAAATGTGGACAAGACCTCTGATAGCTTCAGGATTTAAGGTTAAAGAAGCTAAGACTCGCAAAGGTAAGCTAGAACGTTTCATGGGCTTTGCAAATGCCTGTGAGAACGGACTTGTGAGGGTTGTCAAAGGAGACTGGAATGATGAGTTCTTTGCTCAACTAGAGATATTTGACGGTTCAGGGAAGACAAAGGACGATATTGTGGACAGTTGTAGCGATAGTTACAACTTCCTAGTCTCTGGCAGAAAGCTTCCAGATAACTTCAAGTTAACCATGCCATCTGAACTAGGAAAAACCAACCCTTTTAATTTCTAAAATAACCCTTGACAGTCTCCTCTCAGTGCTCTAACATCACCATCACTTACTTAAACGTTAAACACTGAGAGGAATACTTAAAGTATCTATTAGGAGTATTCGATAAGGACTTCTTAAAAGTTAATGTAACCTTTGAAGGTTTTGAAAGTAACTTGTTAGAATAATGGAAGGAGATGAGAGATGAAAACTATAGTAGAAATGGTTCACGGATCGCATTTGTACGGACTAAATACAGAAGACTCTGATATGGATTATAAAGGAATCTATTTACCAGACGGTGATAGTATCCTTTTAGGGGACTATAACGGAGAGATTCGTAGTAGTACAGGAGGAGAACACCAAAAGAATACTAAAGATGATGTAGATCGTGTTACGTTTTCTCTATCAAAATTCTTAAAGAGGGCCTGTGACGGAGAAACTATAGCTATTGACATGCTACATTGTGACCAACCTATTAGTTCTAGTAGTACATGGGATTTTATCAGAGAAAACCGTAGTAAATTCTACACTAAGAATATGAAAGCGTTTTTAGGTTACTGCAAGAAACAAGCAGCTAAGTATGGCATTAAAGGAAGTCGATTAGCTGCTATTGAACAAACTATCAATTACCTAGAGAAGCGAAAAGGCTTATACCTATCAGACGGTCTTGTTGTCATGGGTCTTGAAGGCCTCAAGATTAGCAATAGTGAGCACATTAAAATTCTAAATGGTTTCTATAAAGGCAATAAATGGATTGATAAGAACGTATTAGAACTGTGTGGTTCAAAATACGATATGAACTGTAGTGTAGATTATACGCTAGAAGAGGTTAAGAAGAAGTATAATGCTTATGGAGATCGTGCCAAGAAAGCTAAAAGTAATAATGGTTTAGACTGGAAAGCTTTAAGCCATGCATTACGAGCAGCTTATCAACTACGTGAAATTTACCTAACAGGAGATTTGAAATACCCTTTAGTTGACTCTAAGTTCTTATTGGAGGTGAAGAAAGGTGAGCACGACTACGGTAGCGTAGTAGCCCCAGAACTTGAAAGGGTGATCGAAGAAGTAGAAGAGTTAGCAATGAATTCAAATTACCCTGAAAAGGTTAATCATAAGTTCTGGGAAGACTTCCTATTAGAACAACATTATAATGCAGTTATTCAGTCAACAGGCACATAAGGAACTATAAGAAATGGGTAAGACTTACCGTAAAGAACGTACAAAACCTAAAGAGAACACCAAGAAACCTATTAAACGCTGTAAAAAGGTGACAGACTTTGAAGAACCTGACATTCTACAAACAGACTGTAAATAAAACTTGACAACCCTTCTATAATCCCACATTATATATCCTATCAACAAAGGAAAGAAACTATAATATCCTGAAAGGAACTTAAAACTCCTTTCAGGATTTCGTGTTTGTATCCTAAAAGTTATACCGGAGGTCTTATGGCTGATAAAACAGCTCCAAGAGTTCTTGGTGCAACAGGCTTACGTTATACAGCAGGTAGAGTCCAAGAAGATGAACTTGCAAGAGACCTAAAGTTCCCTCTAAGTCTTATCACTTACAATAAGATGGAGAGTGACCCTATTATAGCCGGTACGCTGTTTATGATTAAACAGTTTATGAGGAAAGTTCAATGGGATGTAGAACCTAAAGGTGGTCTTGAAGCTTCTGATTACGCTAAAGAGAAAGCTGATATTATTCGTGATAACCTCTTTAATGGTATGGAAAGATCCTTTGATCAACTGATGAGTGACATCTGTTCATTCATTAAGAACGGCTTTGGATTCCATGAACCAACCTTTAAAGTTGTAGACGGTAATATCCTCTGGAAAGACTTTCCTGCTAGGCCTCCTTCAAGTATCAAAGGTTTTGTATTTGATAAGCAAGGCTACGTAACTCATGTAGAACAGTATCAGGTTAATACAACCTTTAATGATTCTAACAGTCTCTACTTGGGAACAACTAAGAAGATCCCGTATGATCGCCTGTTACACTTTAGAACAGATAGTGAAAAGAATAATCCTTTAGGACGATCAATCTTAAAGAACGCTTATAGATCATGGTATATCAAGAGTAAGTTAGAAGAACATGAAGCTATTGGTGTAGAGCGTGAAATGAACGGCATCCCTTTCATACGCGCTCCTAGCGAGATTACAAGTGCTACAAAAGACTCTGATCATTACGATTCATATCTGCAAGTATTAACAACCTTACAGAACATGAGGAACAATGAACAGGCAGGCTTAATGCTCCCTTCTGATAGAGATGAAAATGGCAACCTGTACTTTGACTTCCAGCTCATTCAGAACTCTGGAGGACGCTCTTTAGACACCTCTAAGATTATTGAAAGGTGGGACTACAGGGTTGCTCAAAGTCTCCTGAATGATTTCCTTCTAATGGGTTCTAGCTCTACTGGTAGCTTTGCTTTAAGTGATAACAAGGTTAACACATTTGTACAATCACTGGAAGCATATCTTGAAGTAATCAGTGAGCAATTTAACAGACGGGCTATCAAAGACCTCTATAACCGTAATGGTTGGGATCTTAATGAAATCTGTAAGCTAGTTCACAAGCCTATTTCAAGCCCTACTATCTCAGAGATTGCAGACTTCTTACAGAAAGCTGACGGTTATATCACCCCTGATAAAACCTTTGAGAACTTTGCTAGACGTGAGATCGGAGCACCTGATAGAGACGAAGAAGAACTCTACTTAGATAAACCCACAGCAGCTCACCAGAGCACATCTCAACGTATTGCTATGGAGAATGCAGCTTCTAAGAATGACAACTCTAGTAGTGATCTTGAAGAGCTTGAAAAGAGTCTTAATGAGTCCTTAAAAGGTAATTACAATGGAGAAGCTTAATGAAAGAGAAAGAAAGTATTCTTAAAGCTCTCACAGCCTTAGTAGATGGATTACTAGGAGGTTCTGATAGTAAAGTGTCAGAGTCTCCTGTGGAGGTTTGTAAGGCTGTAGAAGTTAATAGAAGAATTAAGAAGTCTCTTGATGAAGAAAAACGTAAAGCTACTTTCGTAGTATTAGCGCCTGATGAAGTAGACCTGCATGGTGATACTTATTCTGCTGAAACTATCGAGAAAGCTTGTGATGACTTCAGAGAGAATTGTATGAGGCCAAACTTAGCACACTTAATGATGGCTGATAATAATACAGCGGTTATTACAGAATCTTATATTGCACCAACTGATATGGATCTTAATGGTGTGTCTATTAAGAAAGGTTCATGGCTACAAACTTGGAAGTTTAATGACGACTCAATTTGGGAAGGCGTTAAGTCAGGTTACTGGAATGGTCTATCAGTTCAATGTAATGGTTTAGTAGAGGACTTAACATGACAGAAGCTAAACGCTTAATTAAAGAGTTTGATTTTAGTGGATCAAATTCAGCAGTCTCTTTGGTTTGTGAGGATCAAGGAGGAGCTGCTAATGGTTATAAGACACTATTAACAAAGTCTACAGATGTAGTTATAGAACTTTCATTTGCAGAGTTCTTATACCGCTTTACTGATATGTGGTATGACGAAGCAGAGATGGTAGCTCGAATGGTAGGGTTGTCAGATGACATGTCGGCAGCTTGGGATACTGAAGAGTTAAGTAAACGTGTCACTTTAATGAAGTCTGCTAAAGACACTAAAGAATACTCAGAGGATTTGATCGAAACAGTGAAAGTCTTATCAAAGGCTGTAGGTGTGAAGATCAAAGATATTGATGGGGTTTCACCTGTCAATAAAAGTAAGACCGTAATAGAAACCCCTAAAGAGGATAATAAAATGTCTGACACAGATGTACAAGCACTCATTCAGAAGGCTTTAGCTGATAAAGAAGCTGAACTGAAGAAAGCCGCTAAAGAAGAGTTTGAAGCTATTGAGAAGGGTTTGAAGGAAGAATTAGAAGCCTTTAAAACCAAAGAAGCTGAACTGAAGAAAGCTCAATTTGAAGAAGAAGCACTTTTATATAAATCTCTAGGTGTCACTGAAGATACTAAAAGTGAAGTAGCAGTAGCTCTTATGAAAGCCAAAGGTGATGAAACACTTAAACCCCTGCTAACAATGCTAGAGAAAGCACAAACTATTGTCAAGCAAGTTGAGGATGGTACGTTCATTGAGAAAGGTCATTCAGTAGAAGCTAATAATGAAGACCTATCCCCTGATGAACAGTTAGCTCAAATGATTAAGAAATCTAAAGAAAACCAATAAGAGGAATTAAAGATGAGTGGAGTAATTTATACACAACCTAAACTTTATAGCGACTTAGTTAAAGCTGAGTTCTGGTCTGATCAAGGTTGGTGTCTGGAAGGTGGTACTGTAAACGTATCTACAGCCACAGACTTAGTAATTGGTAGTGTCATGGGAAAGGTTACACTAACTGGTAAATATGTACCACGTGATCCTGACGCAACTGATGGATCTGAAATAGCTGCTGCTATTATCGCTAAGAACGTAGCAGTACCTGCAAGCACTGACACAACTGTACAGTTGATTGTAAATGGCCCTATGAAGGTCGCTGAAGAGTCCCTTGTATTTGATGTTGAACACGACTCTACAGAGACTGCAAAAGCTATTTCAGAACTAGCAGCTCTACAAATTAAAACAGCACCTCAACTTTACTAAGGAGTAATGAATAATGGCAAATGCTCGTAGTTTTTTAGATAATGGTTCACTAACAGATTTTACCCGTAGTATTAACTCCCTACCTAATATGTGGGGTCTTGTTGGTAAAATGAATCTGTTTTCAGAACAAGGTGTAGCTCAGGATAATATCACTATCGAATCCCGAGATCAAACTATTGGTCTTGTTGGTGATTCTCCACGTGGTCTTCGAGAGTCTGTTGTAGGTAAAGATGATAGTTATGTAACACGCGCTTTCGCTATCCCTCACTTTGCCCTACAGGATCGTATTGAGCCTAAAGACATTCAAGGTAAACGATTGTACGGTACAGATAATGAACCTGATAACCTTATGAAGGCTCGTGAGCGTAAACTGTCACAACTTCATAAGTCCTTGTTGATTACTAAAGAACACCTTCGTATTCAAGCGATTAAAGGTAATATTGTAACAGCTAATGGTAACTCTTTCAGTAACTTGTACACTGACTTTGGTGTTACTCAGAAGTCTGTAGATTTCTTACTAGGTACTGCTGCTACTAAAGTGAATGATAAAATTGAAGAAGTTATCGCTCACATTCAGGATAACCTATTTACTGGTTCTGTACCAGAAGAAATTGTCGTACTATGTTCTCCTAGCTTCTTTACTAAGCTGACAGGTCATAGTAAAGTTGAGACTTATTATAACAACTACCTAAACACTAATCAACAGAATGGTGAACAGGTACTACGTGATCGCCTAGGCACTGGATTGTACCGCACATTCGCTCACAAAGGTATGGTATTTATCGAGTACCGTGGTAAGTACAACTATCAAGGCACTACTATTGATCTTATCGCAGAAGATGATGCATACGCATTCCCACGGGGCGTAGATGATATGTTTACTGGTTATAACGCACCAGCAGACCATTTAGACTTTGTTAATACTCTAGGTGAACCTATGTATGCGTTTGAATATACAGACCCTCGTGGCTTCTACCATGAAATCTTCACTGAGATGAACTACCTACCAATGGTCAAACGACCTCAAGCGGTTGTACGTTGTACTACTAGCAACTAACCAGAATTAAGGCTGTCACGTCAATCAAGGCCTGACAGCCTTTCTAGCTTATTCTATAAGAGTTATTAGTAACTTAGTAGCTCTTATAAAGTAAACTTAATTAAGGTAACTAAAATGGAAGATACTAGACCTAACATTACAGTTACAGCAGACGACTGGGTAGATATTTACACACTATCCTCAATCACTGTAGGTACTAATGTACAGATAACTAACAGATCACCCTCTGAGGTTGTCTACCAGATTGGAATTACTAAACCTGACAAAGACTCTCAGAACGGGTTAGTAATACTGCCTAATAAGAGTCATATAATCAATAATGCGTCAGGTATTTGGATGAAATCTTCAAGTTCATTTGATGTACCTGTGAATGTTCAAGACGCTTGTAAGTTAGCTTCAAGTTCTTTAGTTCCTAATCTTACACTAGCTGAGAGAGCTTCTGCTGATGGGACTCTAAGGACTGGATATGATAGAGTTAACATAGCTAAGAACGGTAAAGCTTATTGGTCTATTACAATGGGTTCTGCTCCAACTCAGTTAGCACTAATAGAACGTATACTCGGAGCCTTTGAAGACTCTGGTATTAAATACTATGTTTATGGTGGTGTTACAGATATTAACCCTACAGCGTCTCCTGACATAGTAAGAAATCCAGATGACTCTGGTATTAACTGGCAACGTATAGAAGCCCCTTCCGATATTTCTTCAGCTATTGAATTAGACTACACACCTATGTCGGTGTTAGGTGTAGGTTCTAGTAAGGCTGGTGGTATTGTAGGTTTTGAAGGACTACGTATACAACCTAATTATACTACCTTTGTCCTTATGGCTCATAACCTATCTGCTAGTGCTGTAGAGTTCTTTCTGAGGTTACAGTGGATTAAGACAGATGATCCTAACTATTTCCTATAAGGAGGTTATATGGCTTTCACCTATGACCCAACCCTCACAGACTCTATCAGTCAAGTAAGAGACATGATAAGAGATATTTATGAGGACTACTACACATTTGAAGATGAGACTATCAACTACTACCTCAATACAGCTAATGGAAGCGTACTAGGAGCTGCTGAACAAGCTGCTTTTAGACTCTATCAGGACTATACAGCTCAAGCTGAAGTAAGTGAAGTTGATAAGACTCGTATAGAGAATAAGAACAAAGCAGACGCTTACAAGAGTATCTACGAAGAATTAAAGAATGAGAACAAGAAGTCTAAGATGTTCTCTAATGGTAGAAGTCCTGTATTCTTTGGAGGTCTTGATAGACAAGCTTTCAATTCTAACAGAGAAAACAAATCGCTTACTCCTAATGACTTCACTAAAGACATGGAAGACTTTAACAGACGCTTTCCAGAACTTACAAAGGTTGGTGCAACTCCTATAGAAACTTCTTATTATTTAGAGGAGTGATTATGGGACATAAAGAGCTTATTAGAAGGAACCATACAAGAGCTTGGAGGACAACCTTTAAGTCTATGTTGAAGACCGTAACACTTAAAAGAGCTGGTATAGGTGGTGATAGAAATCCTGTCACAGGGGTCATTACAGGAGGCTCACCAGACATTGAAGCTCCTATTAATGGCATGTTCAGGGAAGTTGATGTGAAGCTCCAAGATGGCGTAAACATTGTAAATACTGACAGTAAGTTCACAGTCTTACAGATTGACTTTAAACAAGTAATAGAACCTGTAGACCCTCTTGATCCTGTCATAACTAATATACTAACACCACTTGAAAATGATTACTTAGAAGATATTGTAGGTAATAAATGGCGTGTTATACAAATCCTGAATGACCCTACAGACACTTTCTGGCATTTAATCGTGAGGAGGTTGTAATGGATGGGTGGGATTATCTAGATGAAGTTGTTACTGATATGATTGAAGACGAAGTACAGGAGTCTAAGAAGAGAATTGTCAAGACGTTTATGAACGCTGCTATTATGCCTCCTGTTAATGACGGTTTCGCTCCTGTGGATACTGGTAACTGGATTGCTAATAACGTAGTAGTCTATAATAAACCTAATAGTGAGAGTAATGATCTTACAGACAAGGAAGGTATTTCAACAATGATTAAAGCTTTCTACAAAGTTGAACAATCAAAACCTTTCCAGACTGTAGTGGTTCAGAATAATACAGAGTACAACAATGAAGTAGAATATTCAGGTTGGTACAACAAAGGAGGTACTGTAATGACTACAGCACCTTATAGACCTTATAGAATAGCTTTAGAAATACTAAGAGGTAAACTGGAGAAACTATAATGAACATGAAGCCCTCTGCAATTAGGGCTGTATTACTCAATCAGTTCTATACGAACTACTCTGAGACGCCTGTAGAATATGACAACGTACAACTAAGTGAGTCTGATAAGAAGAACCCTTTTGTATCTTTCAATATTAGATTCACTAATGGTATGACTATCATTAAGGGTGAAGGTTCTATAACGCGCTATTCAGGTGTAGTATTTATTGATGTACGTGTACCACTCCTATCATCAGATATCAGAGCCTTTGAGATTGCTGATATTGTCTGTGAGATTATGGAGAGGAAACGCCTTACCTATAATGATACAAGCGTTACTACAGATGCCTCAGAAGTTAGTAAGCCAATTAAAGATAATGATGAGTATTTTACACTCCCTATATCAATCCCTTTTAGAGTGACCTAGTTACTCTTTCAGAATCTTTAACTCTTGTTAGAGATATTTAGCTAAATAAACAATTAAAGGAGACTTAAATGTCTGATTCTAATGCGGTGGTGCTCCGTTATGTACCTGAAACAGTCTATGGTGAGACACCTGAAAATAGTACAGATTGGAAAACTATTCGATGGACTTCTGAAACTCTAACAGCTACTCCTGAAACTGTCACATCTAGTGAAATTCGTAATGATCGTGCTCGAAGTGATATGCCTAAAGTAAATACTACTGTTACCGGTGGTTTTAACTTTGAGTTCTCTACTAATACTTTTGATGACTTTGTAGAAGCTGTACTTGGTGGTACATGGGCACAAGATGGTACAGACCTCTGGGATATTCTAGAACAAGGTAATACATATCGTTCTTTTAGTATTGAAAAAGAATACTCAGACATCACAGAGTATATGGGTTTCAAAGGTATGCGAGTAGGTACTATGAATATCTCGCTAGCTTTTGGAAGTATCATTACAGGTGATATTGGCTTAGCGGGTAATGACGGTGTCACAGCTAACACCTCACTAGTAGGTACTGGTAGTACAGCAGCCGCTAGCACTTCTAGTATCCTAACAGCTTCTTCAGATGTTAGTACAATTAAGATTGATGGTGTAGCCGCTCCTGTATGTTTGAGTGCCCTAGACTTATCTATTAATAACAACTTACGTGCTATCGG